TGGTATACAGTTGTCTAAGATGATATCCCAGTTAAAGAATATCCAAACCTTGGTAATCTTTGTACTGGAGTTCTTTTATTCTCTAGAACTGCGCCTGGCGGGGTTTAACAATAAAGGAATCACTATCAAGTTTGGAACTTCAACTGTTTCAGACGATATTAAGTTACAACAGGCTCGTGAATATCGGGCTCGTGTAAATGTAACCTTATACAATCAGGGTATTATAAGTCAGGACCAGTTTGCACGGGATATGGGTTATGAAACGCCTGACCAACCTGGACCAAGAACCCCTGTAGAATCTGATGATTCAGATGGGACGGGTGATTCAGATACAGGTCAGAAAAAGAAGAAACGAGAAGACGATAAAGATAAGTCAGACCGTAGAACTAGAGATAAAGTAAATCCCAATCCTAAAAGGAAAGATCAAGACAGTAAACCGAGATAAATTATGCCAAAGACTAAACAGAATACCGATGTAATGGTATTAAGTGCAGCTCATAGCTTGATGGTATCTGATGTACCAGAAGTAGTTATAGATGCTCACTCTCTCTCTGAAAACTTCTACAAGGGCACTGGCAACTTCAGTGAAGACCCTAAGAAGTCACTGGAAAGATTTGGTATGTGGGGTGGCACTTTGAATGTCAACCAGTTCATGCCAGAAGTAACTCCAGAAATGTTAAAGCCAAAGGACAGTGACTTTATCGAGCCAATGTTCCGAATGCTTTCTGCCGCAATAGTGGCAAGGAAGTATAATCCTACTGAGTTTCCAGAAGCAGTACTGAAGGAATCAATGCCTTTACTGGTAGGTCAATCAGTTAATCTTGACCATGAGACTGATGTAGCTAATGCTATCGGGGCAGTTAAGTCAGTAGAATGGCAAGAGGCTTACAAGGATGAAAAGATTGGGATAATTATCCCTGCCGGTATCAACGGTATTCTAAAGATAGACGGTCTTTCTAATCCCCGTATAGCTCGGGGTATTCAAATGGACCCCCCATCTATACACTCTAATTCGGTAACGGTAGAGTTTGCATGGGAACCCTCTCATGCTTTTGAGGACATCTGGGAATTCTATTCCAAACTAGGTACATATACTGAGAATGGAGAACTTATTCGTAGGGTTGTTACTAAGATCATATCTTACAAAGAGACATCTCTAGTATGGCATGGGGCAGACCCATTTGCTCAGCTAATCAAAAGCGGTAAGTTAAACAGCCCTGCTTATGCAGGAAGTCAGTACTATTCTTTATCTGAAGAAAAAGCTGCCGAAGCAAATGACCCAGCAAAGAGGGTATCTATGTTCGACTTCAAGGTTCTTTCTGAAAAAGATATAAAGTACAATACCACCCAATCTAATAATGAAAAGGGTGCCGGAAAGGGTAACCACAATAACCAAACAAATAAAACAAACATGGACAAAGAATTGCAGCAAGTGCTGGCGAGCCTCTTTGGTGAAAATCTTTTGACCCTTTCTGAAGGTCAGGAAGTTTCGACAGAGCTGGCTCTCACCCAGATCAAAAACCTGGTACAGCAGAATCAAAGCCTCACAGAGGCAGTGGCTTCAAAGGACACCGAGATTCAGACTCTCAAGGAAGAGAAGGCAAATCTCGAAAAAGACCTGGAGTCTTACAAAGAAGCAAAGAAAAACTGGGACGGTCATATCAAATTCTTCCGTGAGGAGACGGTGGCTGCCTACAAGAAAGTTTCCGGCGAGGAAAACGTAGACCAGAATATCCTGGCACTCCTAGAGAACGAAGGAACTACCATGGAAACCCTTACTGCTCTGCGTAAGACTTATGACGCACAGCTGGAGGATAAATTCCCGATGCACTGCAACCATTGCGGTTCTCAGGACGTGGGCCGGGCATCGTCTATCAATCCTGATGAAGGAGACGAAACGAAGAATTCAGAGAAATCTACTCAGGCAGTTGCCCAGGCTTTGGCAGACCGGAAACTCAGAGGAGAAAAGAAATAACAAAGAAAGTAACTCAAATTTCAAATTAAATTATGGCAGACTTACACAAAGTGGGTTCACGAACCCCGCAGGCTGTGATTTACAAAAGTGAATCGCATAAGCTTCATCAGGCATTCCCGGTAAAGAGCGGTGATACTATCGTTCAGGGCCAGCCAGTAAAACTGAATAACGACGGTACCATTTCTCCTTATACCGGAGCAGAAGGAGAAATATACATCGGTATCGCTATCGGTTACAGTAAGTACCCAGCATATCCACCCTCGGCAGCGGGAGTAGAGGTAACAGTTATGGTACAGGGCTATACTGTTATTCACGGTATAGCAAAAGAGGCTATATCTACTACGGGTTATGTACAGACCGACGGTACGTTGGATGACAGCGGTATATATCCAAACTACAAGTCGTCGGCGACTAATGCCGAGACTCCCTTCCTGGCTATAAACACGGCAGAGAAAGGTGAACTGGTACGAATCCTTGCAAAATAATAAGAAAAACACCTTTATAACATGGCAGAAAAAACTTTTACTCGGGAGCAGTACTTAAAAGAGCTTCCAGAAATCGTAAAGAACATGGACGGCTTCCGACAGGGAAGCAATAAGAGTCTCCCGGTAGACATACACCTTGGCGACATGATCCAGGAGAAATATGGTATTACTCAGGAGGACTACTTCAAGGCCGTTGGGTTCAATCCTAAGGTGGACACGATGGAGAACATATACTCCATGCCGAATCCCGAACTTCGCTGGCTCGTTCCGGAGATTGTACGTGAGGCAATCTACCTTGGAATGCGAGAAGCACCCTTCTATCCTAACATCATCGCATCCGACCAGCCCATCAACGGGCTTACCGCCATCATGCCCCTCGTCAACATGTCCGACGCCAATCCTGCACGGGTGAACGAGGCAGAGACCATTCCTCTGGGTACCGTATCATTCGGCCAGAAGTCGGTCAATCTCTTCAAAATCGGCAAGGGTTTCAAGGTTACCGACGAGGTACGAAGCTACGTATCGATGGACGTAATGGCAATATTCCTTCGTGACTTCGGCGTTCAGCTGGGTTATGCAATGGATGCTCTGGCCATGGATGTCCTCGTAAAGGGTAACAAGTTGGACGGATCGGAATCGGCTCCGGTAATCGGCGTGGGGGATACCCAGAAGGGTATACAGTATCGTGACCTTCTCCGAGTATGGATTCGAGCATCACGCCTCGGTCGTCAGTTCCGTACCATCATCGGTGGTGAAGAGCAGGCACTCGACCTTCTCGACCTCCCCGAGTTCAAACTGCGTTCGTCGGGTACTACAGATGCCCGTCTGAACCTGAAGACTCCGGTTCCCAACTCGGCAGACTTCTACATCCATGGTGGTACTCCGGCAGACGAGGTAATGCTCGTAGACCCGGCAGCAGCCATGATAAAGCTGACTGCAAAACAGCTGATGCTGGAGTCGGAACGTATCGTTTCGAATCAGACCGAGGCTATCTATGCTTCGCTGACGACGGGCTTCTCGAAGATGTACCAGGATGCTTCCATCCTCATCGATGCGACGAAGGATTTCGCTACCAACGGATTCCCCGACTACATGGACGTCGACAAGTACCTGACCGGTATCATCGAGTAACACCCAACAACTCAAACCTGGGGGCGGCTTAATACCGCCCCTTAACTAATTTAACTATGGCAAGTAAACGATATGTAAAACTGAGTCCTAAGGCAAGTATCTTCTATGACCAGGCCTCAAAGATTAAGGTTCTCCGCAAAGACGTTGTGGAATTAACCGACAAGCAGTTTAATCTGCGAGTTATCAAAGCAGCCCTGGCAAACGGATATCTCATCGAGGCAAAGGCCGAGGAATTCAAGGCACCAGGCCAGAAAGAAAGCTCACCTGCTCCCAAGAAAGAAGTAGATCTGGAAGCAGTTCGGAAGAAGTTCGATGAACTCATGGAAGCTGAGGAAGCTCCAGAGAAAATCAAAGAACAGTTCAATACAGAAGAACTGAAGGCTTTAGCTATCTCTTTGGAGATTGAGCCGGAGGATGGTGACACCAAGCTTGACTTGGTAAATGCTATCCTCGATGAGCTGAAGGACGAAGACGACGAGTAAACTATGAAAGAGGTAGATTTTTTATCTACCGTAGTTGGACTCAATGCAAGGTTTAGGGGATTCGCTGATGAACTACCCCACGACTTTACAGTAACATGGGTATTTGGTGATGGGAAGACAGAATCACACGTCGGTGTGGTAACTGCTTCCCATGTTTATGAGGCTTCTGGTGACTATGTGGTCAAGATGACCATAACTAACAATGTCGGAGGAGTTGCATTATCCAAGACTCAGGTTATCGGGGTTAGTGAAGAGGTAAATACCCAGTTGCCTGGCAGTATCTACGAGTTGATAGACACTTATATACCCGAGGATATCTTTGGTAAACTTACGCTTAAAGAGAAGCAACAGTTTATCGAGAAATGGCAGCTGTATATTCAGCCGCTAGTAAATCATGAGATACCCATAGAGGAATTTAATAATGAGTTGTATTATGAAGCTCTAGAAAACCAGCTAATTATGGAATTGGCAGCCTATGATTATATGGTAGTGCAGATTTCATTGATGGTTGGTGCCACTGCAGAATCAGTTAAAGAGAGTAACTCATCCTCTACCTCTGAATCTGAGTCTTCAGAGTCAAGCCGTGGTTCAGGTGAGGTTAAGCGAATACAAACAGGTCCAACTGAGGTAGAATTCTTCAACGATACAGACTCTGAATCTAAAACCTCATCAAATGTCATAAAAGCAATGCAACCAGGTGGGATAATCGATATTCTAAAACAAAACCTGTGTATGCTTGCTGAAAGACTTTCCATCTATCTACCTATTTGCCGAACAGTGAAGAAGGTAGTAGTTCCTAAAGTAGTCAACCACCGGAGGCCAGGACCATTAGATGGCCCAGACCCAGGCTTCCCTGTAAAGAAATAGGGTATGGCACGGAGGAAAAGGATTACTAAAGGAGTATGGGACCGATACAAGGCCATTGTAAATGACTTTGTTGAAGTGGATGCCGGTAAACAACCTCTAATCTGGTTAAAGAGGTTTGACCAGATTTTATCTTACGGTGAAGATACGGGCAATAACTACGAACCGTATTTTCTGGACGGATTGATTCAGTACAACTACATAAGAACTTGGCCTTCATTAAAAGAGACTGTTTCAGGTGAACTGGACGGTATCAACATTGTGTTATATGTAACTAAGAGGTCACTTGAAGAGAATGGGCATTTAACCAAAGAGGGTTATTGGAACTTTGATTGGGCACAGGATAAGTTCGTAATCAATGGTAAGGTCTATTCTCCCACAGGTGATACTCAAGTAGCTCAAGCACATGATGAAGCTTTGCTCTTTTTTGTAGTGCTGAAGAGAGAAACTCCAGAAGAAACAAAAAAGATACTCTCTACCATGGAGAATATCGATAAGTACGTAGAGTTAACCAAGTACATCCTTGAGTTAAGCGAAATGAATAACTATGGGGATGAAACTACCGTTAAGACTAATACGACCTTCAAAGTTAAACCTTTATAAAAAAATGTTAAACCTTTATAAAAAATGGCTGAAGTAAAACAGAACGGTATAGTAGTCAACCCTTCAACAGGTTCTGGGGATACTACTATTCAGGTAAAAGCTGAAGTTGCCGATCGTGGCAATCGTGTAGCCCAAAGTGCTACATTTGAGGTAGAGGGTACAGGAGTAGTTGAGAAGAAACAGTTTGTTGCTAACCACCTTCCTGCAGCTGAGTTTATCCAGTTCGATAATACCAGTCCTGCAGTAGATAAAGAAGGTGGTACGGTAACTTTAACCGGTAAGTCCAATACTTCAAAAATAACCTTTAGCAAAGGTACTGGTAATATTATTGCTGCCGACATAGTTGCAATACAGTTCCAAGCTAATGGTTCAAGTGCCACTTCAGGTACTGCAATTAGTGGTGACCCAGGTGCAAAAGCTAAGTATGTATTCATTCTTACACTGAATGCTACAGCTAACGAAACCATTGAAGGTCGTACACAGCAGATTATTGCTACGGCCACTGGTGGTCAGAAGGCAACAACTACTCTTAACCAGACTGCAGGTGACCCATTCATCGAAGTTACTCCGACTACAATCGATGTGCCTCAGGATGGCTCGGCAGTTCAGGTCACTGTGGACACCAACACTACATTTACGGTTACTCCAAAAGCATAGGGCTAAGGAGTCTTGGTATAGAGGGGTGGGATATCTCCTCTATATCGCTAAATTTAATAACTAACGTATGGCAAAAGTTACTATACCTTGGGATGACGGCTCTGGTGATAATTTTTATATAGATTATACCGGAATAGGAGGAAGTTCTGAATCCCTAATAACTTCTGATACTAATCTAACAAGAGTAGAGAGAAGAAAGACATTAGTATTCAGGACTACAACAACGAGAGTAGCAACTGCTCAACAGGCTGAAGCCTATCTTACAGTAGTTCAGATGACTGATAGTCTAATTGTAGCTACATTCTCTAATATCGTATCTCTTTATGACGATGTTAAAGCTGGGTATAGGCAACAGAATGCAAAATAAAAGTAAAACAGTAAAACATTAAGATATCATGGCAGAATTTCATGAGATAGGTAGTTCTCAGTTTACTGATGTAACTCCAACAGGTGAAGAGAAAATTCAGATATCGGCTAGTCAGAGGACTACACTGCAGAATATAGCCAACTTGGCTCCTGAAAAGGGGGTTAAACAAGTTGTCGTCACTAATTTTCAAACTAATACATGGAAACTCAGTGACGGAGGAAATGTTAGTTTCCCAATGGATATTAAGGTCGGCGAAATTGTCACATTTACAAGTGCACAAGATGCAGTTATGGGTCCAGGTGTTGGGTTGTTTGGTTATGCCATTAAATACGATAGTCTGATGGCTTCGTATGTTGGCATGGCAATTAAAAGTAAAGTTAATGGTATACCGACGATATATACATATAAATCAGCCGGGTTGTATGCTACAGCCTGGCAACAGTTACCCGATGCAAGTGTTAAAACAGTTGAAATCACCGACTTTGCAATTCCTGGACTTAATATAACTAAGGATGGGGAGAGTTTCTTATTCTATGCCAATGATGCAAGTAACATCCCTAATTCTAATCATGGAGCCACTTCATTTGTAGGTGTAGCCATTGCAAGTCCTATCTTCATAACTGGAGACCAAAGATTGCTGTACTACATGATGGTAGATACTGCAAGTGGCATGTTCTACACGGGGCGTGCAAATCTGGAAGATGCCACTGTAGCATGGAATACTACTCCAGTTACTCGTTTGGGGCAAGCCGTACAGGTTACTGCCTTTACTAAACCAGCACTTAGTGCTTTATTGGATAGTTACAAGCCAGGGGATTTTATACCATTCTATACAAGTAGTGTAACGGCCTCTGAGGCGAACCAATTTCCGGAGTCTGGAATTTTCAATGGTTTCATCTCAATGGGCCGCAACGAAGGAGATTATTTCCAAATCTTTGCTTTCAAGACAGGATCGACTAAGGCGTATTTGGGAGCCTGCATCGGGAGCACCACCCAGTGGACGGCCCTTGAGGGTGGAGGGGCAGCAGAACCAATCGTTGTTGCGGATGCTGAAAGCGTGGCAACGGTTGTAGCAGCAGCATTCCCCAAATTTGAGTACGGCAAAATGTTGCCTATTTACATTGATCCAAGTTCTGATATATATGATTATATATCTATTACTGCATCGCACATTACAGTAGAGGAATCAACAGTTTGTGGATATGCACAATGTGTATATGACGGCGGAGATTATTACTATATTGGTGTAGATCTATTAGTCTATCCGGGAGCCGGGGCAGTTCCTTTATACAGAGCCCAGATGGTAATAAACAATAGCGGTGAGGTTGTAGACAGTAGCACTTTCCCTTTAGGTATATACACAGCTCCAATTCCAGGATATACTAAAGTTAATGGTGGTTATATAGATTGCTCTCTTGTTAATAGCTCTACTACTGTGGTGTCATTAACCCGATCAGTACCAGCCAATACTACTTGTTTCATAGAAGCTGATGTACAGACATCAGTTACTGGAGGCACGGTAAAAACATCTTCTGCTTTAATGTTCTTCAGTTTAGCTTCTGGTAGTACGATGTGTGATATAAATTCTCGCGCTTTAGGCGGCACAAACATAGGTCAAGTAAAACTGAATGTTGCAACGATAATTAGCCAGACAAGGTTTGTCATTGTAACAACATCGTATGGTTTGGCCTCCGGTGTATCAGGCGGAATTATACGTATCAGAAATATATACGCCAAGTTATAACAAAATCCCCCTCAATTACGAGGGGGATTATTGTTAAATTCCGGAAATATTATACACTCCCGTTATTAAGTAATTTGGGCCATAAGAGTTGCCCCCCCTCAGACTCGGCATAAAGAGTTAACATGTTTGCGCTAACATAGGTGGGAGTAGTCCAATTTTTAAGGTATTCCATGCCTTTCGAAGAATCGCTCCCTACTATGTGGGTCCACTGGGTGGTACTGCCAGAACAATGGCCTATGTATGCTTAATCGATAAACTTAACACAACGACAAAAATGAACATTACAAAACTTGGATGGCTATACATTGCATTAGCCATAGCTTCGGTAATCATCTTCTCTTGCATTTGGAGATGGCTTGACAATGGATTGGTAGCACTCCTACTAATCATATATCCGATAGTATATTTTATTGCCGGGTATTTTGCACACTATCTAAAAGTAAGGGCATCAAATAAGAATGAATAGGTAATGTCTAGTATATTAAAAGAACACCAACATAAAACTAAGTTTGGTAAGTTATTGCATATTCTGGTGCATATCATTTTGTATATTTGGCAATTACCTCAAAACCTTGCCGGACTAGGTTATAAAATAATCCTGCGGGGTGAGAAAAGAATCCTAAAACAAAGGAGCACTGCTTTCTATGTGGCTCCAACAATGAATGGAGGAGTAAGTTTAGGAAACTATATCTTCCTATCAGAGAAGTCAGGATTAAGAGAACCAGTATATGATCACGAGTTTGGTCATTGTATTCAATCTCGAATTCTTGGTCCATTATACTTACCAATCGTGGGCTTATGTAGTGGATTACATTGTATATTACACAAACGTACTCATAACTACTACGATTTTTGGACAGAGAAGTGGGCAAATAAACTCGGGGGAATAGAAGGTTATGCTGGCGAGTTCCATTATCACAAAGATGGTATTATCAGGACTGCTTACGATGAACTGAAGGCTTTTTACAATAAATACTTCTAACAAATGGCAAGGAAGGTAAATATCACACTTCCCAAAGTATCCGACCTCGTACTTCAGGTAAAATTAAATGGTGAATGGCAAAGGGTAGAATCTTTAGTCAGTAACCTTGGGCCAAGTATTCAAAGGGGATATGATAAGGCTGTGAATAAATTTTCTCGAAACCTCCTTGCAATAGTAAAGAAGTCATTAACTTTGGGTATACCACCCATGGGCGGCGGAGTAACTTGGCAACCTCTATCTCAAGCCACCATAAAAAGGTGGGGACAACATCCTATTTATAACCTGACTGGCCTGTATTCAAGGTCGGTTGGGTTATATAGGTATAAATCGAGGGTTCTAATAGGATTGCCCATTGGAACCAGACGCTCTTCTCAGAAGAAGCTAACACTGAACCAATTAGCCCGTATACTGGAATTCGGTTCAAACGATGGTAGGATTCCTCCACGTCCAGTATGGGCACCCTCTCTAAAGGCCGTTGGTGGTAAGAATAAACTAAAACAACTTATCCTAACGGAAATACGTAAAGAACTTCAAAATTACGGTGTAAGACCCAATCAAGTTAAATGGTAAATTCTCAGGAAATCGTAGAGAGGTCCATATATGTGGCATTATTGAATATGACCATTAAATTGGGCTACACTATAAATCCAGAAGACTATCTCCCAACCAGTGCAGCAAATGCTGAACGGTTTAAAGAAGACCTGAAAAAGATCACTGACGAAAAGGGTTTCTACGTCAGTATATTCGGAGTGGGTAACAATCACTCAAAAGGTATAAAAGAAACCCCCCGTATCGTGGTTGATTCCGAAGGATTCTATCCTGGAGATATTGGACTACCGAGACAGATAATAGAGAAAGAAGAGGGCATAGGTTACACTGCAACTGAAGTACCTTATGAAACCCTATCACAATACATGAACATAAGACTGTGTGCTCATTCTGCAGAACACATGAGACTGTTGCATCAGATTATGTTCTGGGCAGTTCCTCAAAGAGGCTACCTAAAACCCTACGAAGAACCAAAATTTCTATTCACAGGAAATATATTCCTCCGGATAGTTAACTTTTATAATATGCCGGACTTGGATAATGGGTTGATGGAAAAGGTATACCAATTTGAAGTACAAGATTGCCTCTTAGAGGGTAATACCCATCCGGAGGTAATTACACCTATAAGAGATATTTCTGTACTTCTAGAAAATGCAGATTACACTCTGAAGGTTCCTAAAGAGCCTGATCCACCGATACCTCCTATAGACCATGGTTCTTACTTGAGGGTAAGTGGAGGTGGCTTATTTAGAACCAAAGACAACCAAAGAATAAAGTTATCAGAAGATGGCAGAACTTGATTTCACATCCAAGTATACAGGTCTTCAAATAGAAGAGATACTGGATTACGCATACAGGAACCAATACAAGGTAAGCTTAGATATAATTGCTGAATCTTCAGTAAATGAAACCGGAGCTACTTTCAAAAACGGTAAGGTACCATTTGTAAAGATATCTGGACTACCACAGGATGTTTTAGTTGAACAGATAAAGATAAAACTTTTCCGAAGTGGTGTATTCCATAGGGGTATGCGAAGAGAAGAATCTGGACAAAAACTAGTAAAAAACTTCAAAAATCGAGGATGGATTCACCCAAAACACGGAGATGTAAGAATTAAACCGGACGGAAGTTTTATACCTCCATACAGGGTTGGAGAAAATAAAGACCGGAGGATTATTCTATCAGAATTTATCCCTGAGAACTTAACTGGTGGTATGATTAAGCCATGGCCACATCCAAATATAGAAGATAATAGCTTCTTAAACGAGTGGTCATATATCCTTGGTGTATACGGAGAGGTATATTTGTATGAGGGTAGTCTAATAAGCTACATATACCATATAGGAAAGTACAAATGGCAAAAGGAGGTAACTTTTAGAGAGGGTTATGATAAATGTGTTTTTAGTAAACCTCTAAGAGGCAGGTTTGCAATGGCGGTATTTTATCAAGAGACCCAAATATCTCCAATGATTTCGTTTGACGTATCCATAGGTATAAACAGTAGAGAGAATGACCCAGATTTGGTCGATACTGATATCTATGTAAATTTAATATAAATACTATATAAGTTTGGGCAGTGAGTTATAGTTAGGACCTAAGTCACAACTATATCCAGTGGACCTAAGTCATCTGGTAATCTCTCGGCCCAAAATCACACCACCTTCACATTATTTGTGGAGGTGGCTTCTTTGAATATTAACATCAATTACCTATCTTGCCAAGAAGGCCGAGATC